ACGGGTATCGAGCCTCCAGAGATAGAACAGCTTTTTTCTAAAGTCCATGACAAAGAAATCAAAGATGATGACTTTGATGTAGATGAGGCGTTGAAGGAAGAACCGATCTCAAAGCAGGGAGATCTTTGGCTCCTTGGAAAGCATCGCCTAGTCTGTGGAGACAGCACGATTCCTGAAACCTATGAAAAACTCATGGATGGGAAAAAGGCCAACATGATCCTCACGGACTTGCCATATAACGTGGACTATGAGGGCACTGCTGGGAAAATCAAGAATGACAATATGGGCGATAAAGAGTTCCATGAGTTTCTCTTAAAAGCCTACACCAATATGTTTGAAAATATCGTTGATGGTGGAGCAATCTATGTGTTTCACGCTGATAGAGAGACAGTTAATTTTAGGTCAGCTTTTAAGGAAGCTGGCTTCTTTTGTCACCAGACTTGTATTTGGGTGAAGAATGCACCGGTGCTAGGGCGATCTGATTATCTCTATGCCCATGAGCCTGTCCTATACGGATGGAAACCTACAGCAAGCCATAAGTTTTATGGGGACCGAAAGCATAAAACCATTTGGAATTTTGACAGACCAACGAAATCAAAACTCCATCCAACAATGAAGCCGCTACAGCTGCTGGCTTATCCCATTAAGAATTCAAGCCTCGCCAATTGCATCGTCTTGGATCCTTTTGGCGGGTCTGGTAGCACACTTATTAGCAGCGATCAGACAAACAGGATTTGTTACATGATCGAGCTTGATGAGAAATTTGTGGATGTGATTGTATCAAGGTTCGTGCTCCATGCAGGAACAAGCGCAGATGTTTTTCTTATAAGAGATGGAAAGAAAATCTCCTATGAAGATTTAAAGTCCGTAGAAGCTGAGGCGGAATAAACCTCAGGAACTATTGTGGAGGTGATTTAAATGGGATGACACTAAAAAACCGGTATCGATTATTAGAAGATGGCAAAACCATGGCCGGGACCCTTTCCGGAGGACATACGTTTTTATTTGATAGAGAGGACTTCAAGATTGTAAAATCAAGAAACTGGTATCCAAATCGCAAGTTTGGCGAGAAAGGCACTGTGTATGTCATTGATAGAGAGGGCAATCAGCTCCATCAGATATTACTCAAACCGGCTAAGGGATTTGAGGTTGATCACATTGACCTGGATCCACTCAATAACAAAAGAGAGAACTTGAGGATTTGTACCCATCAGCAAAATCAGTGTAATCAACCCCCTCAAGTGAATAACACTTCTGGTGTAACAGGCGTAAGCTTTTACCAGCCAAGACAAAAATATAGAGCGAGAATCAAAGCATCCCAGTATGATATTCATCTGGGATATTTTCATACCTTTTTAGAGGCGGTACAGGCAAGGAACGAAGGGATCAAGCTGATGTTTGGTGAGTATGGAAGGCTTAATGATGTACCGGAGGCACCAAAATGGATCAAAGATATGGTCTTTGATAAATGCAGCCGTCATTTTGATAAAGCTGCAGTTTAAAACTGAGATTTACCCATTAATAGCCCAGGAATGCTTGACTTATATCTTCTTTAGAGTGATGTATGTAGTACCCAAAACAAAGGAGGTATAAGTCAATGCGTATTGAAACGACATGTGAAAATCGAAAAGAACTGGTGAAAAGTATCGGTGAATTTTTAGGACAGAAACCTAAGTATGTAGGCCCACCGAGTTATGCATACAAGGTGGAAGGCTACACCATTGAACGAGATGGAACGGTGGTGAGTGAAACAGAAATGGATGGTGAAAGGATGAGAGCGCACTTAGAAGAACATGGATTTGCAGAACCAAGACAAGAGCTTGAAAGTCTGGAGGTTACCGTTCCTTTAGAGGATATGGAGGGACCCCAACTTCAAAACTTGATCTACATGATTAGAAGCAAACAGTACCTGCTTAATCGAGTGGTGGGGAAAGACCATTTTTCTATCAGCGATGATTTCATTAATACCCTGGAAACCAATCTACCGGAAACCAAAGAAGACTTCCTTAACCTATGCAGTGAAAGTGCTGAAGCCATATCAGGACTGAGTTTTGAAGACGACAAGGTAACCTTCACATTCCCAGGTTCAGAAAAGCCGGAGAAAAACAGAGCCTATGTTGAACTGGCTGCCATGATGGTGGCCCATGTAAGAGAGGCAAAGCGAATAAGCCCAAAATCCAACGAACCTGAAAATGAAAAATACTACCTTCGGGTATGGCTGGTCAGACTTGGCCTAGGAGGCAAAGGAGCAAAGGACTCAAGGAAGGTTCTGCTTGAAGGATTAAAAGGGCACACCGCCTTTCGTACCCCTGCTGACGCAGAGAAGCATAAGGCGAGACTGCGTGAAAGAAAAGAAGGTGAAAGCCATGACGAATAGGCCAAGGGCATTATTTGGAAGAAAGCTCAATGATCTTGATGAACTAAGAGAAGCTACAGCCCGTGCAAAGCAAGCTGGACAGCGAGGTAGTCTTTATGAAGTGACCAAAGTAGTTTCCTTGAATGGTGATGACTTCAAAGCCTTTGCAGAAGATTTCTTTAATGAGCAACCTTGGATTGATAAGACTGATGGCGGTTCCAATGAAAATGGAGAACTTAGATGCATCCGGGTAATCAACACCGAGACTGGGGAGAGACTTCTTATCTCCAGCGAAGGTTACGATTATTGCCGGTATACAGCCCTAGAAGAATGAAATAAATATGCGTTTTATATGCACATTTAACTTGCTATTACCTGTGTTTAGAGTGATATATAGTACTACCAAAAAGCTTAAAACACAGGTAAGAGAAAGGATGAGAGCAGATGAAAACGCAAACCTTCGGGATTGAAATCGAAGTTACAGGGATTACAAGAGAGCAGGCAGGGCAGGTCATTGCAGATTACTTTGGAACGAGAAACATCTATGTGGGAGGTGGCTACAGAACCTACGAGGTCATGGACAACAAGGGGAGAACCTGGAAAGCCATGTACGACTCAAGCATCGTTCCACAAAAGAAAAAAGGAAGAACCAGAGTTTCAGCCGGGGATGAATACAAAACAGAAGTGGTCAGCCCCATCCTCACCTACGAGGACATGGAGGATTTGCAGGAACTGGTAAGGCAGCTAAGACACAAGGGTGCCATTGTAAACAACTCCTGCGGAATACATGTACATGTTGGAGCAGAACGGTTCACACCGCAAACTCTAAGAAACATTGTCAACATCATCGCCAGCAAGGAAGATATCCTTTACAAGGCGCTTAAGATAGACCGAGGAAGAATCCGGTACTGCAAGAAAACCAATGAGAAGCTTCTGGAAACCATCAACAAGAAAAAGCCAAAGACCATGAGAGAGCTTTCAGACATTTGGTACGCAGAGGATCCCTATGGAAGAGACAGGCATTACAACGCCACCAGATACTATGGACTCAACCTACATGCCACCTTTACCAAAGGTACTGTAGAATTTAGACTTTTCAACTCCACCACCCATGCTGGGGAGGTAAAAGCATACATTCAGTTTTGCCTGGCAGTGAGCCACCAAGCCTTAAGTCAGAAGAAGGCATCAGCAAGAAAAACGGTGACAGACAACGAGAAGTACGCCTTCAGATGTTGGATGCTAAGGCTGGGACTTATCGGGGACGAGTTTAAAACCTGCAGGCTCCATTTTCTAAAGTACCTTGATGGAAATTCAGCTTGGAGACAAGCAGGATGAAATGAATAGCCACAGGCTCACCGAGGCGGGAGAACCGCCCTTAAGGTGGTAGAAGGGTTCCCAATGCTGCTGAAAAGCCCACACAGGCCAAGCCGTCGGGAAAGAATGGCCCTTTAGGAAAGGATGAAAAGAAATGAAAACAAAACTGTACATTGCCTACGGGAGCAACATGGATGAAAAACAGATGGCTTTCAGATGTCCTGGGGCAAAGCTAAAAGGTGTATCAGAGATTGAAGGTCACAGGCTTATCTTCAAAGGCTCAAAGACAGGCGCCTATGCCACCATTGAAAAAGAAGAAGGGCATAAGGTGCCGGTGGTGGTTTGGGAGATTGAACCGACAGACGAACATAGCCTTGATCGGTATGAAGGCTTCCCGACATTCTATTACAAAGAATGGATGGAGTTAGATTTTAATGGTGAGAAGGTTCAAGGGATGGTCTACATGATGGATCAAGACAGGAAACTAGGACAGCCAAGCCACCACTATTTCAAAACCCTCGAAGATGCCTATGAGAGATTTGGCTTTGATAAAGCCATCTTAGAAAAAGCACTTGAGGATTCTTCGGTAGAGGGGGATGAAGATGTTTATTAGAAAAGAAATCCTAGAGAAACTAAGAAAAGAATATTCACCTGGAACAAGGGTGGAACTGATTCGAATGGAAGATATTCAAGCACCGCCAACAGGAACCAGGGGAACGGTAATCGGAGCGGATGATATCGGAAGCATCATGGTTTCCTGGGACAATGGAAGTAGCCTTAGTGTGGTATATGGTGAGGACAGCTGCAGAAAATTAGAAGATTAAAACACAGATTTAAGCCAAGTGAAAGACTTCTTCGGAGGTCTTTTTTCTTGCTTTTAGCCAATGAGAGGAGGTGGGACTTATGGCACAGAGAGGAAGAAAACCCAAACCGACAGCATTAAAAGAACTAGAAGGGAATCCTGGGAAACGTGCACTCAACGATAAAGAACCAAAGCCGCCAAAGAAAGCTCCCAGATGTCCTTCATGGTTGGAGCAGGAAGCAAAGAAAGAATGGAGACGAATGGGGAAGCTTCTTGAGCAGATGGGAATCCTGACAGAAATGGACATGGCCGCTTTTGCGGGTTACTGTCAGGCATACGCTAGATGGAAGGAAGCGGAGGAGTTTATCACCCAGCATGGAACCATGATCAGAACCCCTAATGGTTATTTGCAACAGGTGCCGCAGGTTTCCATCGCGCAAACCAATCTGAAAATCATGCTCAAGTTCTGTGAGCAGTTTGGACTGACACCATCTGCAAGAAGCAGAATTGTCGCAGGTGAAGGTACTGTGGATCCCGCAGATGAGATGGAGAAGATTCTAGGAGGTGGTGCGTAATGGCCTATAAATACACACCGTCACCCTTTATGCTGGAAACCTCCCATTATGATAAAGCAAAGGCAGATAGGGCAGTTGCCTTTATTGAAAACCTAAGACACACCAAGGGGAAATGGGCAGGGAAGAAGTTTCTTCTGCTACCTTGGCAGGAACAGATCATTCGTGACTTGTTTGGCATCGTTGGAGAAAATGGGAAGCGTCAGTTCCTGACAGCCTATGTTGAGATACCTAAGAAACAGGGAAAGTCTGAACTGGCAGCTGCCATTGCACTATATCTTCTTTATGCAGACAATGAACCCAGTGCAGAGGTGTATGGTGCGGCCTGCGATAGATCCCAGGCATCCATAGTATTTGATGTGGCAAAGCAGATGGTACAGATGACACCAGCGTTACTGAAGCGGTCAAAGATTACAGCTGCAACCAAACGAATCGTCAATTATTCCAATGCAGGGTTCTATCAGGTATTATCGGCTGAGACGGGAACCAAACATGGACTCAATGTATCGGGTCTTGTGTTTGACGAGATTCATGCACAGCCCAACAGAAAACTCTATGATGTATTGACAAAAGGTTCCGGGGATGCCAGAGAGCAACCCTTGTTTTTTATCATCACCACTGCAGGAACCGATAAAAATAGCATCTGCTATGAGCTCCACAGTAAAGCCCTGGATATAAAGGCCGGTCGAAAGAAAGACCATACCTTCTACCCAGTGGTATATGGACTGACAGAAGCAGATGATTGGAATGATGAAGGCAACTGGTATAAAGCGAATCCTTCGCTGGGTCATACCATTTCCATAGATCGGGTGAGAGAAGCTTACAAAAACGCTCTTGAAAACCCTGCGGAAGAGAATGTGTTTAAACAGCTCAGACTCAATATCTGGACTTCAGCGACAGTGTGCTGGATACCAGATCACATTTATGATCGAGGAAATCTACCGATTGATATGGAGTCACTGCAAGGCCGTGAATGCTACGGGGGACTAGACCTTTCCAGTACATCGGATATCACAGCCTTTGTCCTTGTGTTTCCACCAAAGGCAGAGGATGAAAAGTATATCGTACTGCCGTTCTTCTGGTTACCGGAGGATACTTTGGAACTGAGATGCAGAAGGGATCACGTGCTCTACGATGTTTGGGAGCTGCAAGATTATATCCAAACCACTGAAGGGAACGTGATCCATTATGGCTTTATTGAAAAGTTCATAGAGGAGCTTGGAGAGAAGTATCACATAAAAGAAATTGCCTTTGACCGCTGGAATGCCACTCAAATGGTCCAGAACTTAGAGGGTATGGGATTTACAGTTGTGCCCTTTGGACAGGGCTATAAGGATATGTCCCCACCAAGTAAAGAACTTTATAAGCTTCTTATGGAAGGGAATATCAATCATGGTGGTCACCCCGTTCTTAAATGGATGGCTCAAAACGTAGTCATGCGCCAGGATCCTGCAGGGAACATCAAACCGGATAAAGAAAAATCAGTAGAAAAGATCGATGGTATTGTCGCTACAATTATGGCCCTTGATCGCTGCATTAGAAATAAAGACGATGATGGCAGTATTTATGATGAGCGAGGTATCATCAGTTTCTGATGTAGTCGCGTATGATTCTGAAAAATCAAATATCGGTTGCACTTTTTTATAGTATAATAAGCTATAAAGGAGGACTGCTAAATGAATTTCGAACCGAGAAATCTTGAAAAAATAGATGATGATATCAAATCTGCTGGACAGAGTTTTATAGGTGGATATATTGAAGATATGTTAAATAGAATCCCAGAATTAGACGATAGGCACAGCAAGAACAAGGTAATAGAAGAATATTTCGAAAATCAACAAGGCTTTTACGATAAGGATATTGGAGGAACACGTACCAGGGTAAATGCTGTTATTAGAATCATAAAAGCAAACCAAGTGAAATATGCTCTTGAAAAGATAGATGGAAGGGATACAAGAGTTGTTTCAGAAGCAGTAAAAAAAGCACAGTCTTTACTTGAACGAATAGAAAATGGTCAGTTTTTATTGCCCAAATTAGGCTGATTGGATTAATTGTTATATTTAGAGCATCTACAAAAGCGTAGGTGCTTTTTTCATGCTCAATTTCAGGAGGTGGGTCAATGAACATACCGATTATATCAAAGTTAATAAAGGCTCGTGATAAGCCTAAAGATTACTACTCCGGCTCAAATTACACTTATCTGTTTGGGGCAACGACAAGCGGAAAGACAGTCAATGAATTTACTGCCATGCAGACCACAGCGGTGTATTCCTGTGTTCGAATTCTTGCAGAAGCAGTAGCCTCCCTTCCGTTACATGTATACAGGTATAAGGAAAATGGAAAAGAGCGCGTGTATAACCACCACTTGTACCATATCCTTCACAACGAACCCAATACAGAAATGAGTTCCTTTGTCTTTCGAGAGACACTGATGAGCCATTTGCTTATTTGGGGAAATGCCTATGCACAGATTATCCGTGATGGTGCTGGTCGAGTGGTGGCTTTGTATCCACTTCTGCCAAACAAGATGACAGTTAGCAGAGATAAAAACGGAGAAATCTACTACATTTACACCACAACCTCTGATGAGAATCCCAACTTCAAGGACTATGGTTCAGTGGTGTTAAGAAAACAGGATGTTCTTCACATTCCAGGACTGGGTTTTGATGGTTTGGTTGGATACTCACCTATTGCTATGGCGAAGAATGCTGTTGGTATGACCATAGCCACTGAAGAATACGGAGCCAGCTTCTTTGCCAATGGAGCTAATCCCGGAGGTGTGCTTGAACATCCCGGTGTGCTTAAAGATCCCAAAAAGGTGAGAGATTCCTGGAATGAAGTGTACCGTGGAACAGCCAATGCCCATAAGATTGCCGTCCTTGAAGAAGGAATGAAATATCAGCAGATTGGTATTCCACCGGAAGAAGCACAGTTTCTTGAAACCAGAAAATTTCAGATCAATGAAATAGCAAGGCTCTATCGAATTCCGCCTCATATGGTGGGAGATCTTGAGAAATCTAGCTTCTCAAATATTGAGCAGCAATCCCTAGAGTTCGTAAAATACACCTTGGATCCTTGGGTCATAAGATGGGAACAAGCCATGCAGCGTTCACTCCTACTTCCAAAAGAGAAGCAGGAGTTTTTTATTAGACTTAATGTTGACGGACTTCTACGGGGTGATTACCAAAGTCGTATGAATGGTTATTCCGTGGCAAGGCAGAATGGATGGCTTTCAGCCAATGACATAAGAGAGATGGAGGATATGAACCCGATCCCAGATGAGGAAGGAGGAAACTTATATCTAATCAATGGCAACATGACAAAGCTGAAGGATGCTGGTCTATTTGGCGGCCAAGGCATGAGTGAGTCAGCAAATAAGAAGGGAAGTGAGGAAGGAAGATGAAGCGCAAATTTTGGAACTGGGTCAAGAATGAGGGTGAAAGAACCCTCTTTTTAAATGGAGAAATCTCAGATGAAACCTGGTATGGGGACGAAGTGACTCCAAGGCTATTCAAGGAGGAACTTGAGTCGGCTCAGGGAGATATCACCGTTTGGATTAATTCTCCGGGCGGAGATGTTTTTGCAGCTGCACAGATTTACAACATGCTGATGGACTATCAAGGCAATGTGACGGTGAAGATTGATGGTCTGGCTGCATCAGCTGCTTCTGTTATTGCAATGGCGGGAACGGAAGTACAGATGTCACCAGTGGCCATGATGATGATCCACAATCCCATGACGGTAGCCATCGGGGATTCAAAGGAAATGCAAAAGGCTAGTGAGATGCTGTCGGAGGTTAAGGAAAGCATCATGAATGCTTATGAAATCAAGACAGGTCTTACAAGAACAAAGATATCCCACTTGATGGATGCAGAGTCCTGGTTCAATGCAAGAAAAGCAGTGGAACTGGGATTTGCAGATACAGTTCTGTTTTCCGATGGGGAGGAGAAAGTGGAGGGTGAACCCCTAGAAGCTGTGATGTTTTCAAGAGCGGCAGTAGCCAATTCACTGCTAACCAAACTTATCCCACCCAAACCGGAGAACAGAACACCTATTGAGCAGTTGGAAAAAAGACTGAGCCTAATCGCTCACTAATTTGAGGAGGAAAATGATATGAACAAAATTCTTGAACTGAGAGAAAAGAGAGCAAAAGCCTGGGAAGATGCGAAAGCTTTCCTGGATAGCAAAAGAGGAACTGACGGTATGCTGTCTGCTGAAGACACTGCCACCTACGACAAAATGGAGGCGGAAGTAGTCAACCTGGGAAAAGAAATCGAAAGACTTGAGCGGAGAGCCTCCATCGATGAGGAGCTTGCCCGTCCAACGTCATCTCCTATTACCAATAAGCCAGGAAGTACTATGGGCGGAGAAGAGAAAAAGGGTAGAGCCTCCAATGAGTATCGACAAGCATTCTGGAAAGCCATGAGAAACAAGAACAGCTATGATGTGCAGAATGCTCTTCAGATTGGTACTGATTCAGAGGGTGGCTATTTGGTACCTGACGAGTTTGAAAGAACCTTGATTGAGTCCCTTCAGGAAGAGAACATTTTCAGAAGCATCGCCAAGGTCATCACCACTTCATCCGGGGATAGAAAGATTCCAGTGGTGGCATCTAAAGGAACTGCATCGTGGGTGGATGAGGAAGGTCCGATTCCTGAATCTGATGATGCATTCACTCAAGTGTCCATTGGCGCCTATAAGCTTGCAACCATGATCAAGGTATCTGAGGAGCTTCTTAATGACAGCGTCTTTAACCTTGAAGGCTACATTGCAAGGGAATTTGCAAGACGAATCGGTGCCAAGGAAGAAGAAGCCTTCTTTGTTGGTGATGGTTCTGGTAAACCTACAGGTATTTTCAATGCCACTGGCGGAGCGGAGCTTGGTGTGACTGCAGCTTCTGCTACAGCCATCACCGTTGATGAGATTATGGATCTCTTCTACAGCTTGAAGTCACCTTATCGAAAGAATGCCATCTTCGTCATGAACGATGCGACAGTGAAAGCCATTCGTAAACTGAAGGATGGTAATGGTCAGTATCTGTGGCAGCCTTCCATCTCTGCAGGTCAGCCTGACACCATCTTGAATCGACCTGTTAAGACTTCTGCCTATGTACCAACCATTGCAGCAGGAGCGAAGTCCATCGCCTTTGGTGATTTTGGATACTACTGGGTAGCCGACAGACAAGGTCGTTCCTTCCAGAGACTTAATGAGCTCTTTGCAGCCACCGGTCAGGTAGGATTTAAGGCAAGCCAGAGAGTGGATGGGAAACTGATTCTTGCTGAAGCCATCAAGGTTCTTCAGCAGAAAGCGTAGGTGGTGCTCTATGAGTAATGTTAAGAACTATACCGAGCAAGGTGGAGAAAAAACAGTTATTGGTGGCGAGCTTTTAGTCACCTCTGAAGGGAAGCTTACTTTTAATGGGGTGGAGGTTAAACCCTCTGCCCTTCAGACAGATAGCACCGCAGCTGATGTGCCGGCATTGGTGGCTGATTTTAATGCACTTCTTGCAAAGCTTAAAGCGGCAGGACTTATGGCATCAGAATAAGGAAGGGGGTAGTTGGTGATGTCAGCTTTACTTGAGAAAGTGAAAAAGAATCTGATACTTGATCATAATGAGGACGATGAACTCATCGCAAGCTACATCACCGCCGCCACCTCTTATGCAGAAGGGTATCAGAAAAAAGTATCGGGATTCTATGAGATAAATCCCATGGATCCGACCACAGAACAGGCTGTCATCATGCTATCATCCCACTTTTATGAAAGCCGGGATGGTAGCACTGGCGGCTTTTTTCAGGATAAGGTAGATGCCAGTGAGCAGGTGTGGCGTGTGGTGAACATGCTCCTTCGCATGAATAGGGATGTGGTCATATGAGTTTTGGAATGATGCAGACTTTTATTGAAATCTATCGCACCAACTCGGTGAAAGATGAAGAAGGCTTCGTGACAAAAGAAGAAGTCCTTTTACTAAAAACCAGAGCCTATAAAGAAAACAGGCATGGCAATGAAACCTGGAAAAACAGGGCAAGCTTTACAACTGCTACCGCCCTGTTTAGGTTTCGCAAGCCACCCACTATTGATATCAGCACGACTCATGTATTGGTGTGTAAGGGTGAAAAGTACAATATTTTGAGTGTGGAAGATATCAGAGAAAAAGGCATGTATGTTGAGGTGTTGGCGGAAAAAGTGACAGGGTCAAAGGGGTGATGAATATGGCAAAAGCAATCTTTAAGATGCCAGAGGATTTTATCAATAAGCTCTCAAAGCTAAATAGCAAGTTCGATGATATTGTACCGAGGGTCCTTCAAGAAGGTGCAGAGCCAGCCATCAAGAAGGCTAAAAGCAATCTAGCCCTTCGCATTGGTCAGGGAACAAAGAAACCATCCCAGTCAACGGGTGAGCTACTAGAATCTCTTGAATCCTCGAAGCCGGTGCAGAACTATAAAGGGGATTGGACGCTTCGTGTGGGTATTCCGACAACCAAAGATAGTAAAGGTGTATCCAATGCACTAAAGGCTGCGGTTATCGAGTATGGTAAGTCCGGTCAACCGCCAAAGCCATGGCTTAAGCCCTCAAAAAGAGCATCTAAAAAGGAATGTATGGAAGCGATGAAAAGTGCGCTGGATAAGGAGATTGAAAAACTATGAGTTTACTTGCAGATATAAACCACATACTAGCGCCCCTAAATATTCCTGTGGAGACCGGTGTGTTTTCAGATACACCACCAGAGGAATACTTGGTCATCACACCTATGTCAGATAGGCTTGATCTCTTTGCAGATAATCAAAGCTATATGATCGTGTCAGAAGCTAGATTGTCCCTTTTCACAAAGAAGAACTATAATAAGCGGAAAAAGGAACTGACAAAGGCTCTGCAAGAAGGTGGCATGACCATAACAGATAGGCAGTATGTGGGCTATGAGAACGATACAAAATTTCATCATTACGCCATTGACGTAATGAAAGAATATGAAACGGAGGAAGATTAAATGGCAACAATAGGATTGGATAGTTTATATTACGCCAAGATCACTGAAGATCAAAATGGCATCGAAACCTATGGAACTCCTAAAGCCCTGGCGAAAGCCATGACAGCAGAGCTTAGTGTGGAGCTAATTGAAGCAATCCTTTATGCGGATGACGGGGCATCTGAGGTCGTGAAGGAGTTTAAAAGTGGATCTCTTAGCTTGGGGATTGATGATATTGGGTCCTTGGTGGCACAGGATTTGACGGGTTGTAAAATAGACAGCAACAATGTAGTGGTATCAAGAAGTGAAGATGGCGGAAGTCCTGTGGCCATAGGGTTTCGTGCCAAGAAGGCCAACGGAAAATATCGTTATTTTTGGCTTTACAGGGTCATATTTAGCGTTCCTGCCACAAGCCTTGCTACAAAAGGTGACTCTATTACCTTTAGCAGTCCAACCATAGAAGGAATGGTGTTTAGGAGAAACAAACTGGATGGAGAAAACAAGCATCCTTGGAAAGCAGAAGTCACTGAAGGAGATAGTGGGGTGGCACCATCTACGATTTCCAGTTGGTTTACCTCGGTTTATGAACCGGACTTCGCCGTAGTTACGCCAACTATAGCCATCACAACACAGCCAGCTACCCTGACTGAAGTAACAGCTGGTAGTATCACAGGAAGTCTTTCTGTTGCGGCAAGCTCCAACACGTCAAATCCTGTGACGTATCAGTGGTATGAAAATACCGTTGACAGTTCTACAGGAGGTGCAATCATCAACGGGGAAACATCTGCAAGCTTTGATATACCAACAGACCTGCTGGCAGACACTTACTACTATTACTGTGTTTTAAGCTCTAGTGGTGCAGAGAGTGTAACAACCTCAGTAGCTACTGTTGTTGTATCGTAAGGGAGGAATTATCATGGCAGATGAAAAATTGAAGATAGAGGAAGCCGCTGAAGAAAGAAGTACCACCATCGATATTGGGGGGACTGAGTTTAAGATGGTACTCACCACCAAAGCTACAAAGGAAATTGCTAAACGGTATGGTGGGCTTGAAAACCTGGGTGAGAAACTGATGAAAAGTGAGAACTTTGAACTCGCACTGGATGAGATTGTCTGGCTCATTACGCTTCTTGCGAATCAGTCCATCCATATTCATAATATCAGAAACAAGGATGATAAAAGGGATCTGATTACAGAAGAAGAAGTGGAGCTTCTCACCACGCCTTTTGATCTAGCGAGTTACAAAAATGCCATTATGGCAAGCATGATGAAAGGCACCAAAAGGAATGTGGAGAGTGAATCCTCAAAAAACGAGGTAGTCGGGTAAGTGATGAAGAACTCTTTACCCGACTGATTTATTATGGAACTACTCATCTAAGTAGAAGAGAAAATGAAGTGTGGCTGATGCCCATCGGTTACTTGATGGACCTTTGGGAATGTCATAAGCAGTTTATTGGTATCTCAAAACCAAGAAAGGAATATACAATCGACGATATTATTCCAGAGTTCCTATAAAAGAATAAGTTTACGCTGACACCAAAAACAGGTGTCTTTTTTCATGCCCTGAAGGAGGAGGTGAGGAGATTGTCAGATTCATTTGGATTTAAGCTTGGGATTGAAGGGGAGCGCGAGTTTAAGAACGCTTTAAGGGATATTAACCAAAGCTTCAAGGTGTTAGGCTCTGAGATGAATCTAGTCACGTCCCAGTTTGACAAACAGGATAAATCGCTACAGGCGGTGACTGCGAGAAATGAAGTTCTAAATAAAGAAATTGATGAACAGAAAAATAAAATAAGCACCTTAGAAGCTGCATTGAATAACGCCGCTGAGTCCTTCGGGGAAAATGACAAGCGTACGAAAGCCTGGCAGATTCAGCTGAATAACGCGAATGCGGATCTTATCAAAATGGAGCGTGAACTTGAGAATTCTACAGCCAGTGCTGAAGATTTAGGTGAAGAGTTAATAAGGTCTGGAGAAGCCGCAGATGATGCAGGTGGAAGATTTGACAAGATGGGTGGAATCCTTAAAGGCATCGGTGTGGCAATGGGAACTGTGGCTGTGGCGGCAGGAGCTGCAGCAATTAAAATTGGAAAGGAAGTTGTTCAGCAGTTTGGTGAGCTGGAACAAAACCTCGGTGGCTCAGAGGCTGTATTTGGTAAGTATGCAGCTTCCATTCAAAAGACTGGAGAAGAAGCTTATAAGAACTTGGGTGTATCTCAAAGTGATTATCTTGCCACAGCCAATAAGATGGGTGCTTTATTTCAAGGATCCGGTGTTGAACAGCAAAAGAGTCTAGAGTTGACAGAAAAGGCTATGCAACGAGCCGCTGATATGGCATCCGTTATGGGTATCGACATGCAAACTGCGCTTGATTCTGTTGCTGGCGCTGCAAAGGGCAACTTTACCATGATGGATAATCTAGGCGTGGCTATGAATGCTACAAATATCGAAGCCTATGCTCTTGCAAAGGGACTTGATTTCACTTGGGCCACAGCTACTCAGGCAGAGAAAGCTGAGGTAGCCATGCAGATGTTTTTTGAAAACACAGAGCAGTACGCTGGAAACTTCGCCCGTGAATCAACAGAGACGGTTACAGGATCTATTGGACTTTTACAAGCAGCTCTCGGTTCATTTACAGCAGGATTAGGTAATGCCAATGCGGACATGACAAATCTGACAGAAAATCTCGTGGATGCCTTCCAATCAGTGGTTAAAAACATTGTGCCTATCATTGAGAACATTGTGACTGCACTGCCACCTGCTATGGATGCCATTTTAGTTGCACTTGCTGAACTGCTACCAGTGCTTCTAAGTACCGTAACTGACCTCTTTGGACAGGTCCTTGGGACATTACTCAGTTTGCTTCCAGAGCTGATTCCAGCAGCTGTGGATGCAGTGATGACCATAGTGGGAGCCCTAATCGATAATCTACCGCTGTTAATTGAAGCAGCAATTTTACTTGTAACTACATTAGTTGAGGGGATAGGTATAGCACTTCCAGAGCTGATTCCATCTGTCGTACAAGCTATCATTCTTATTGTAGATACGCTAATTTCCAACATGGACCAAATTCTAAATGCCGCATTTCAACTTGTCCAGGGACTGGCTACAGGAATACTAGATTCTCTGCCCACGCTGATTGAAGCCTTGCCACAAATCATTAATGGAATCATCACTTTCATCACAAATAACCTACCAAAGATTATCGAGATGGGTGTAAAGCTGACCGTTCAATTGGCTGCAGGACTCATTAAAGCAATACCTCAATTGGTAGCACAACTCCCACAAATCGTTACTGCAATTCTAAAAGGAATTGGCACCGCAGCAACTTCAATTGTTAGTATTGGGAAAGATATTGTAAGAGGTCTCTGGGATGGTATTTCCTCTATGGTTGGTTGGATTAAAGATAAGGTGGATGGCTTTGTTGATGGGCTTGTTGGTGGTGTTAAAGGTGTATTAGGTATTAATTCACCTTCATTGGTATTTGCTGGAATTGGTGAAAACATGGGGGAAGGTATCGGAGTAGGTTTTAATCATATTATGAACAAAGTATCAAAGGATATGAAGAAATCTGTTCCAACTGACTTTGATTTTGATACGAACTTAAACATGAGCGAAAACTTTCAAGTCTTTAGACAAGAGAAGAGTGTGAGGTCAATTGTTGAACATACCGGTGTCATTGAAGTTAGAGGAATAAATAATAAGAATGAGCTTACAGGTGTTGTGGAAATAATCATGGACCAATTTAGAAGGGAGGCTAGGATCTGATGATAAGACTTGAAACATCAAATGGTGAAGTTCTTTCAAAGATCTTAAAGGAAGTCTCTCCAATAAAGTGTGCTTCCAATAAACAGGTAAACAGACTCCTTGATGGAACATATCATGTTCAAATTATTGGCAGTCCAATAAAAAGCATAGAAGGCACAATTATTTCATCCCATAAGCAAGCAGATAAACTTAATGAGCTGATAGACCAGGGTTCTCCCCTGGTTTTAATTTTTTTAGATAAAAAGTATCTGATCTATATCGATGAACCAATCCAGTGGAAAAGAATTAATTTTGCTCATGGTGATAAGGATAAAAGCTACTTTGAAGGCATGCTTCTTATGATTATCAAAGAAGAGGTGGTTCTATGAGACATACCACCACGAGTCTTAATGAAAAATTAAAAAGTAGTCAGCAGACGCCAGCAAATAAAGCGGATCCTAAAATGAGTATTCAAGT